AAGAGCCATTGCCGTAGGCAGTGCTGCGTGTGAAGACTTCTAGAATCTGACCGTCCAACTCATTTGTAGATCCAGCCGCTCCCGTAGGACCTGTGGGTCCTGTAGCTCCCGTAGCCCCATCCGATCCGTTAGTACCGTTAGTACCAGCGGCGCCAGTAGGGCCTGTGGGTCCCGTCGGACCTGTAGCCCCATCCGATCCATTCGTGCCATTGGTGCCGTTGGTGCCAGCAGCCCCTGTCGGACCCGTAGGTCCTGTTGGGCCTGCGGCTCCATCAGAGCCATTGGTTCCATTCGTTCCGTTTGTACCTGCCGCACCCGTGGGACCCGTAGGTCCTGTAGGTCCTGTTGCACCGTCCGCACCATTAGTGCCGTTGGTGCCGTTTGTCCCCGCAGCTCCTGTTGGACCTGTTGGACCTGTCGGACCTGTGGACCCCGTGGCACCATCTGATCCATTTGCTCCAGCCGCGCCAGTAGGGCCTGTGGGTCCTGTTGGGCCAGTCAATCCCGTGGAGCCTACTGCCCCAGTAGCGCCTGTCGGGCCTGTCGGGCCTGTAACACCCGTGTCTCCTTTACGACCCGTGTTCGCTACTGATACCGATCCAGTTGTAGGTACTGTAACGGTTACTGACGTGCCACCAGAAACTGTGATCTCCGTGGCCATACTTAAAGGGCTTTAGAGATATCAGGGTTGACACGAAAGGATCCCTCTAGTACAGTTTTTTGTGTGGTCCCCACGATGTATTGCAAATCGTAGACATAAGAACCAGACCTGACTTTTCTCATGTCAGCCGCAGACAGAGAGATGGTCACATTACCATTATTGTCCTTGTCGGAAAAGGTGAAGTTCACTGGACCCTTGACACCTTGCTCCGCACTTCCAATCACAATGCCATCAGTATTTGCGACGCCGTCAGTAATCGATGTGTCGTCGTCGCTCTCGCCACCCCCCACAGAAAGAGGCACTCTTTGAGAGATCAAAGGGTTTCTCACAGGAGAGTTCTTGCGCCTACTTGAACCTCTCTGTTTCACTTGCATGAGAAACTTGTATTCGTCAGTAACCAAGGGCAATGCGGTTCCCGCAGAATCCTTTAAGGTTACAGTAAGTTCAAAGGTGTCACCCTGTCTACAGGTGATATTCAGCTGATCTGCGGTATCAAGGTTTACTGATGCCATTTCACTTTCCCATTAGTTGCATGATCTCTGCGAGCTTTGATTCGCGTTGGGGCGGATCCTCACTTAATTCTCCACGATTGCCTTGCCTCTGAGAAATCAACTTGCTCTGCTCCACCGCTTGTTTTTTAACGCGCTCATCTTTGCGATCCTCTTTGAAAGACTCCATGTCCTTGCGGATTTCGTTGGCATTCGACACGTTCATCATAGAAAGCTGAGCCTTGATGCCTTCCATCTCCTTAGCCATCTCGTGCTTGGCTTGGGCAACTGCAATCTCAGCCTGAGACTCAAGTTGAATCTTTTGTGCATCCAGCTGCGCTTGCATCTGGAGCTCCTGCTGCTTTGACTGGGCCGCTGCTTGAGCTGCTACTTGAGCTTGCTGCTGTTGCATTTGCGCGTTTTGCATAGCCTGATCTTGCATGCGCTTCATGCGAGCCTTTCTCCTAACAACGAGTAGTCTTTCTGCTTGAGCAACATCCCTCATTTCCCGAATAGCAATAGCGTCTTCCAAATCAATCTCCTTTTGAGACAGAGCAATCTGAATGTTCTGCTCCATGTAGGATTTCTCTTTGTCATCCATATCCTTCGTCACAATGACACCAAAGTTGAACATGGGCAATTGACGGAAAGAAGCGAGGATGTTCATCTTCTCAGTCCCGATAGCCTGCTCATATGCTTTGAATACCACGCTTTCTGGAGGAAGTATCTGAAGAGACTTGACGATGTCAGTACAAACTTTTCGGTACAAGACCAAAGAGGCATGAGTGATATCGTAGGTTGCATTATTGCTTGCTGCGACAGCTTGCTGCTGGACACCCACCAAAGCCTCAGAGTTTGGACTACTTGCGTCAACAACTTCATTGATACCAGTTGTATCACGAATCATACGCAGGTAGTGATTGTACAAACCAATCAGCTCATTGATGTTTCGAATGCTATTGCCAATCTCTCGAACCGGTGGGTTTTGAAATCCACCCTCAGGGTTCTTGCTCCGATAATAGAATACCCCCGTCTGTTCATAGATGTCATGTAGTTCCAAGGGTTGCAACTCACCACCCTTACCGAGCTCTACATTCTCAAGACCCTCAATATCAATAACCAGTCCGTCTGGTTTAGCTTTTGCGATAGCCTGTTGGAGCTTCAGGTGGGTGATCTGAAGCATATCCGCGAAGCCGGTACAGCTATCAACCAAAGACTTCGGCATGTTGCGATTGAGGTTGGTCGCAACACACGAATAGGAAAGGGTACAACGACTGAGATCATGAATGTTTTTTGGTACGTTAGCCTTAGGGCCATAGTTAAACAAATAATCCGTACCACACACATAGCTCCCCTCGTAAACCATCATACTATCAAGCGAGTGAGGGGTGCGTGAAAACACACCGCCGTCTTTCTTCTTGTAATCAAAGCCCTTGTAGTAAAAACCAGAATTGCCGTAGCGACTCTCCTTTTCTTCAAAGTGCATCTTGTCCAAGCACATGAACTCAAAGTCCATAACCTGAACCATATACTCATCGTATCGATCCTTCTTGTCTTGATCGTAGTAGTTCAAGTCATTCGTGTTACGCGGACGCGCAATCTTCATGACCTTCTTAATGTCATCATCACTAAACTCACCACCAGATTGACGCATGAGTTCAGCAACACTAATCCTACGGAAGTGACCAGCATAAACTAAATCGTCCATGTTGGGATCGTCAGTCACATTATGGATGAACTTGACGGGGTCAACATATTCCTCAACGATACCGTAGTTGGGATCGTTTCGACGCTTCACGACAGCCATGCCCAGAGTGACAAGGTCATTGACACATCGTCGGAAAGTATTCTCCTCAAACTTGTTCCAGCTTAAGGTCATGTCTGTGGCCACCTGCGCGGCAATCTCTGCGTCAAGCTTGGAACTACTATCAAGAAAAATTTCAGCCTCTTCGGTTGTAGCAGGGAGTTGCTCAGGATCCATGTCTAAGACCATCCCCGTCTTCTCCTTTAGCTCCATGAGTTTATCGCGAGTCTGAACTTGATTCATCACACGATTCTTCTCCTCATCCTTCATACTCAGGGAGATGGAGTCCACCGCCTCAAGGTTAGGGTACATCCTTTTGTTCAGGATCTTGTTGACCACAACGCGGACAAACTTGGGCAGGATTGGTACAGGTGTAAAGTCTAGGTTCAACAAAGAACCATCACCTGCATTTGGATCTAAGCTAGTGAGAAGGCGCTTGTAAACGTTAGTGTCCTGAGTGCCATTTGCATAATCCCTGTTGCGCTCAAAGACTTGATTCCTCCTGCCATATACAGAACCCTTTTCATTAACATCACCCCATTGATCCTCAATAGCCTTAGCATACCTTAATCCATAATCTTTCTGAATCTTCTCCTGATGAGGAGCGAGAGGATCAGGGAAGCCCGCTTTGGCAGAGTTGTTGTTATACATTTGAGGCTCTCACAGTTAAATGCAAATATATAAATTCATCCAATGGGCTTATATCGCCTAAAGAACTTAGCCTCATTGAACTTAGCAGGCTTTTTTTCTACTTCGTTTTTCTGTGCCGCAAGCAAAGCTAGTCCAGAGCTAATTGAAAGGTCGTATTTAGTTCTCTTGTCTATGCGGAAGTTGATCCAGTCCTCCAATGTTCTGTTGAAGTACATTGTGCCGTGATCCCCTTTATCAACATTAAAACCCACATAATCATGGATGTATGACTCTATGCATTGAGCATGGGTGTGTATGACATCCTGAGAGTTAGAGGGGATTCCCTTCGTCTTGACATTAACACGGCTACTATTACTCTGGAGGGATGCGGGCCGCTCAAGCAGATAGCCTTCATACCCGCGCTCCTCAAAGTACCTGACGATACCATACTTGTTGTTTTCAATGAGAAGAGGGTACCCATAAAAGAATGCTGCCATCAGCACATCCTCGTAAAAGATCTTGGCCAGCGGTGGACGGGCCGCATACTCCAACACAAAGTGATTGGAGGGGTAGTTCATATTGAATTTGTTAAATAGGTGTAGAGCTCCTTTAGAGCCCCTTCCATCCACAGTAGCATCAATATCATAGCTATCCACCCCGCCAACGCCAATGAGTGAATTGGGCGCCACGAGCTTTCCTCGAACTTCTTTTCTGACGTTCCTGATTTCAGGCGGGGCAAGCCAAGAGGTATGAAAGCGCCCGTTTGCATCGGGCTGGAATACGACCTCGGTATCTCTTTCTCCTCCTTTCCACACGAAGTTTCCTCTGACGATTGGGTTTGGGAAGAGGTCATCATTGTAACTGATTTGATCATAAATCTTACCGATGTTGAACAAGCTGCTTTCTATGCTATCTCGAAATGCTTCGTCAGTAGTCCACGGGAATTGACGAACCACCTCATTTAATTCAGAAGCATTGGACTTCAGGCTATCGCGTTCGTTTTTTAAGTAAGTCTTTGCACCCATATGGACATACTCACCATCAATCCCTAGTACGTCATTATCCGGTGATTCAACAATCGGATTGCCGAACTCATCAAAAAATCCTTCCAGCGATTCGTATGCTGGTATGAACAGCCGATACAATCCGGTTTTTGTTCTTCCATTGGCATTGCGCTCCAAGGGGTCGGAGTCTCGCCATAAAACCTTGTACTCCGATCCACCTTTATCCATAGGGTTCACGGTACTGCCCACCATGGCCTTACCTACAACCTTGCGTCCAACGATGAGACATGTTCGTTGGATACGCCACGCATCGCGTATATCAACAGGCTTCTCCCACTTTCCAGCCTCATCTAAATATAGTAGGTGCAGCTTCTCTCCGTCGTATGCATTGTTAGTGGTGTTCTTCCAATTGATCACTGTATTCAACGCTTCACCCGCCTGAGCGGTCTTGTTCTTCTTAGTGATCTTCTTTGATGGCTCACGGAATGCCAATTCCATACGAGGATTGGTAGTACCATCTTGTATGGGCTTGAAGAAGAATGGGTACTTGCGGAACATATTGACCACCTTCTTCATGAAGATGTTTTCCTGCGCATCCTTACCAGTCTTACTCTGGATCCCGAGGAGCTTATCCTTTACCTGAGTAGCCTCGTCGACAAGAACTGAAGAGCAGATATTAGTGTAACCAGAACGACGGCACTTGGTATACAACTGCCCTAGGCAGCGAGGATCCGCCTCACAAGCCGCCATGTGTATAAATATATCTCTCTGAAAACTAAGGTAGTACGGGTAACCCACGTCAAGGTAGGTCCATTGAAGCATCATGTAATGACGACCCGTGATGTATGTAGGCACACCGTCATTAAAAAACCAAACGCCTTCACGTCTACGGCGATACTCCTCTTCGATATATGGACGCCACTTTTCTCTGAACTCCCTCGGTGTCTCCGCCCACTCATCCATAGAACGTATACGCGCCAGCTCAGGAGGCGGCGGCTGTCGATGCCACTTCTGCTCTGACCGTGGTAGTTTATGAAAGAGGATGTCACTCTTCTTAGGCGTTTTGGGGAGCACAATGACAAGGCCACTGAGTTCGAAAATCTCGCCCATCGTACCGTTGGGACAAATGCAGATAGCTTTATCCTCATACTCTTTCAGCTCAATTAAACTGTCCATGTACTTCTGACAGGGCTCGAACCTGTGACCGTCTGCTTAGAAGGCAGATGCTCTATCCAGCTGAGCTACAGAAGCAAAAATACTTAATCATAAAAACCCTTCATCAACATCATCAGCCTAGGGAATCGAGGAATGATTTCATTTGACGGCAAATACTCTGGGTACAACTTCATGTATGATTCATAACTATGAATGTTGAAGTCGGTCTTGACATCAATGCAGTCCTCCTCATCGAACTCGATATACTCGATGATCTCCTTGCCCCACATATCCGTCATTTTATCTAACACTTTGCCGTCAAAGTTAAACTGCTGATCAAGGTCGTAAACGGTGAGGATGTTTACTGCATTGACGAAACTGTAAGTCAAAAAGAATTGACCTGAGCTAATCAGGTAATGATCCCTAGGCTTAAAGTGACACGTCGCCGTGACTTCTGGATTGGCACTCATGATTACGCAGTTGCGTGATCCGAAAGTAGCAACCTTATTGCCACGGAGTCTTTCCATAGCCAACTCCCAATACCCGTCACTATGGATATTATTGCTACCCAACCAACAGATGTAGTCCTTGTTTTCTTGAGCAGCAAGCATCCATGCATAGGTGAACTTGCCTGAAACAGGATCGTTAGGGTGACGCTCATGCATCAAGCCCCTGTGTTTTGCAGTGCGCTCGATGACGGCAGAATCTCCGATCACAATGCCCACAGCGTCAAAGCCCTCGTCGTTGAACAAGTCAATGACATCCGCCATATGATGGACAGACATAGCTGTAACACTAGGTCTGTTGTGATACACCATGAAGAAACAAACAGACCTCATTAAGTAGGTAGTGGAATGGACGGATCCTGAAGCAACGTACAAGCCCTAACCCAATCTAAGTCAATGAAGATTGGAGTCTTCTCACCTACGTATGCGTTGATGACATTGAAGTCCAGATACTCTCTGGCTTCCTCTTCAGTCATCTCGTCCCTATGCACCAGCACATACAACATGCGGTTTGTGTCATATACGGCTACGGGGTTGGACCCCTCGGTCACACCGATCAGGGCCAACTCAAAACCATCTGCGAGGAGACACTCCTCTTCTTCTAGGGTCAGCATCAGCTGATCCCAATCTTCTGCTTTCCAGCTCATTTTGAATAACGTTCTGCGAAACCTCCAGAATAATCATTCTCCGCGCTCAACTGACCACTTGTGGACAGATCCTTAATCATTTGTTCCAACCTCTGACGCTCTACTACCAACTCCTTGCAGTCCAGTGCAGTTTGTTTTATCGAGGATAACTCAGCTTTGCGACCAGCCCCATTGAGCTCTTGATCAACGGGCTTCTTGATTTCCTCGATCATGTTGTTGATGGCCACTTCCATACTTGCCATCAGGCGCTGAGCTGCGTCAATCGTTGTAAACGTAGAGGAGGTCTTCTGGGTCGACCCTGTATTTTTCCTTGCCATCGATCATTAAACTGTAATCCATATTTCGCTTGATGCCGACAATGTCTCCTTCAGTCAAACCGAGATCCATCGTAGCAACGTTTCCTTTCCAAAGCTGCGCTGTTTTTGGGGGAGGTGTTTTGAGACTAACGATTTCTAGAACCTCTGACGCCAGCTCCTCCTCTTGCTCGACTGGACTCATCAGACACCAGTCCCCCAACGGATGTACTTCACCCGTGTCTTGATCCTTGTACGCAATAGCTTGATTCGAAACACAGGTATTGGGGTCGTACAAAACGAGGTAATCGTTTTCCCCTGCACCGAGACGCTGCCCATCTTGTAGGACAACAAGGTGGTGGAAGTATAGGGTATCTCCTACACGGACTGGAGTATCATGCTTTGCGGGCAAAGCCTTAACCGGCCCTTCAACCACCCTGTTTTCAAATTCATTCCACTTGGGATCTATGTGGAACTTGATGCCACTATCTGTTGTGATGGTGTCGTGAAACCTTTTTTCCAGCTCCACAACGAAATGATTCATTGCCTTCATCAGAAATTCAAGTCGTATTCAATCATGCATGGCATTCCTACCACAGACTTCCATAACGTCGTTCCCTCTTCACCCTCCACGTAAATCAAGTATCTCGCGTCAGAGTAACGATGCAGATACTCCTCATCAAGGAGTATGACGGTCACTTCCCTAGGACCAGCCCTCATGCCTACATAGTAGGCCATGCCGTCTTTCGGGTTAGGCCCTATGATAATCTTGCGAATCAAACCACTCATTCGTCATCTGTTACAATGCCTGCATCATCAAGCATATCATCGAGGGTATACCCATCACTCTCGTTTTTGCGAAATGCATCTCGCACAAAATCAAACACCTCTTCTAGGACGGGTTCAGAGTGAATATGAAAACTCAAGATTGCCTTTAGCATAGGATCGTCTTCGTCATCCGAATCCAATACACCAGTAACCATCAAGGAGACTACTTGGTCTTGCATATTGTACTTTGTGATGCACCTTTCCATTTCAAAGTGCAAGCGTTGTATTTCCAGCAGGAATTGCTCATTATCCATGAACACAACATACAGCAGGGATGTCAAATAAAAACCGTCCTCGACGTCACATGTTTAGAGAGTTTTCATCACGTAAGAAGACTCAAATTGGTGACAACCGGTTAAAAAACCTCCGGTCTACATTACATCGTTTCCAAGATGACTACGAGATCTTTCAGAAAGAACTCATGTTTATGTTGTGGGCTTACGACTTGGAGTTCTGGACACTGGACCATGCGTCAACAGAATACAGATACGTCAAATCCAAACTAGCAGATAAGATCGTATATCCTCTAATGAGAGAGGGGTACATACATAAGTACTTCGATAAGCTCACGCCTCATTCAGAAGAGGAGCAGATGTTCACTCAAGAACACAAATACAACTACAGGGTTCGATACGCACTAACGCAAAAGGCTAGGCTCATGGTGCAGCGATTCTACAGCAGTCTTAGTCAGCAATATACTCAACCTTGAATTGAGTCACATACATGACGTCTCCCAATGCTGGTTCGTTAGCGTCGCCATCGTCAAATTCAACCTCAAAGAAGTCAGCATCCGCGTTGGGGGCCAATGACAGAGCGGACAGGTCTTTTTCTCTGCTGATGGTAGTCCAAGTATCATTTGCAAAAACATCTAGCCCTGCCGTACCATTAACCCTAGCTCTAGCTTGCGCTCCAGTAGCCGTGTTTGATGAAGGTATATAAACCTTACACGTCAGCTTAAAGCTGCCAGAAGTGGGCTGCGCATCATAAATATCTTGAGGGCTAGGGTTAAACAACGAGAGAGCAGCTGACCCATAAGCAAATTGAGGATCAGGGTGTCCATCGGTATCCGTCATCTCCATGATGATGTAGTTGCTGATACCCCCAACATTAGTGGTACCGACAGATACATTGCAGTTGGAGGTGACTGCAAGAGTCAAGTCACCAGCGACCCAATCCCCGTCTCTCTCAAACAGAACTCCGCTGCCATAGCCGGATGATACAGGGGTATCGGATCCAAGACCAATACCTAAACCGAGAGGCATTACTTCTTGATGCGGTCCTGTACAATCATGTTAATCAGGGTATCGAACCACCCAAATACCTGATTGTCAGTCTCCGTGGGAGTGATGTTGACGACGACCTTAATAAAAGCCATCAGGCCGATCAGGAGTTCACCCCAGTTTGCGATAATGAAATCTAACATGGCACAAATATAAATAAGAATCAATACGCCGTATCGAAGTCAGTGTACTTGATCGTCACCTCTGCTCCTCTTTCCAGAGCAGCAAGTATGTAAGGGTATATGCGGAAATAAGCGCGAGTACTGTGACCAACGAAACCATTCTTCTTTATTTGATTGTTTTCCTGTGTATCACCCAGCAGCAAACATCCAGCAGTATGCTCATCAGTATTACCGCAATGAATGAGAATGTACTCAAAATTTGGTACATCACGAACCCACAGCATTCCCTTGTGAATCGTAGGGAATCGCGAACTATACTTCTGGTGCAATCGACCAATCCTCCGAAGAGTAATTCGATATTCCCCAGCGGGGATGCGGGTTTCCCCACGGACCTTTTCATCACGATGCTCGTCTTCGAGGGTGTAACACAGGAACGTTCTGGTTCCGTTTGAGATGTCGAACAATACTCCGTTGGTCGAGTCCACTTCCGAGCTGAACCTTACGACCTCGAGCTGCATCTTTTTTAAGTCGCTCATATCTTTTTAGTCTTGGATTGAAATAGCCTTTACTACTCACTGGTAGTTGATCGTGGGTGCTGCAAAGAAAGGTTCATCGTATAGCTTCACGCCTCTCAACGGAGATGCCATGTCGCGATTGATTCTTTCCATATCCTGATCGTTGTATGGGTTGAAACCATCTACACTGCCCACGGATCTGTCGTAAGCTTCACCGAGTATTCTTTGCGTGATTCTATCAATCAACCTGAACTTCTTTCCTTGCCGACGCTTAGCTACTTTCTTTGCCGTCCTTGGACTGCAGGCAACATTTGCCCCTGCACCGGGCTCACCGCCCCTACACGGGTCTGCCATATCTCCCCCCTTCCTAACTCCAGACAGGAGTTTCTGGTAATAATAATCTTGGGGATCCACCGCTGCCGCTTTCTGCAGCATCTCGTATTCGTCTTGGTAGATCGGTGTTCTCGTTGTCCCTGACTCTTGCAGGTATCTAGGGTTTCCCCCCGTAACTGTTTCTCTGTATCCGACAGGCTCCTCCCCTTTGCGTTCAGCACGCTGGCCTTTTCTTTCAGCTCTTCTCAGCCGGCGCGACCGCACCTGCTCAGCCTTCATCTCAGCGTAGTCTTTCCGCTCTTGCTGACTTACACCCTTCCTTTTCGGCTTATCATCACCGGGGTGGTATCCGCCACCATGACGATAAACCCTCATAGGTTTTGAGCAAGCATCCTTAGGGCATCCCTAAAGCTCGGCTTCTCGCCATCCAGACTGTTATCTCGGACAGTTTTTTGGAGACCCTTAGCTGCAGCGAACGGCACTCCAAGGATCGAACCCAATGCTCCCATTCGGAAGTCGCCACGGGCATTGAGGTATCTCTGAAGCTCGTCTCTACTCACTCCCATCTCTGGATCCTTCATGACACGAACGCCATTCATTACCTCCCCACCGGGGACGCCTCCCACGTCGGTACCCATAATCATAGGGTTCTTCCGACTGATCTTATCCATCAAGGCTTTATACGCAAGGTTATACCTGCGACGGGGGTTCATCTTATCTACGTCTCTGGTATAGAACCGAGACTTAACTGGATCTCCGTTATTCATGTTATCTGTATCTACCATATGACATCAATCTTTCGAGCAGGTCCTCCACCCTTGAAGCTGACGGCCCCCCTGTAGAAAGGGCACCAATCTTCTGAGCTGGGGTCATCTCTTTTTCATGTGGTCCCCAAAGCTTTTCTTTTGAAATCCCCGCAGCTCCACCACTGGCCATTGCATTCGCCATTACTTTTAGCATAGTTGAGTCTGGACCCGTTTTTGGAAGACCAGCAGCTCCAGCACCAGCCATTTCCATCGCTACTTCTTTTAGCATAGTTGGGTCAGGACCTGTTACACCAGTGAATGAATCCATGGATAGGATACCGCCCATATTAAACTTGGTTGGAGATGGTGCTGCACCAAGTCTTTCCAGCAAATCCTCCACTTCAGTATTCGAAGGACCTCCAGTAGACTCTGACCGCATCTTAGCGGCTTTAGAAAGTCCTGATGGGTTTCCCTCATACCGGCTTTCATCGAATAGGAATGTCCCATCCTCCATCTGCATAATCGGGAAGTCATCGTCGGGTAGGAACATATTCCCTGCTTTGTCCTGACCTTGGGCATACTCATTCCAGTTACCATAGACTTTGAATGAGTTTTCGTCGCGGCTCCACTCCTCGTCGCTAGAGTCGTAGTCAAGGTCCATATTGTACTTGTTGATCCAAACATACTCCCTCATGCTTCCGTCAGGAGCTTGCTCTTGACGTACAGTAGAAGCGAATTGACCTGCAAAGCCATTACCTCCCTTACCTCCCTGCTCATAGCTAGGTACATTCCCGCCAGCCATGTATTTGGGGACTCCTCCCCCATTACCATATTTAATCTTCATGTTGCTACAGCTACGATTTCGAGGTCCAGTGCAGTGGACGCTTTTGCTTTGATGGTATCGATCTGAGTCAGGGCAATCGCACCCCC